ATGGGCACGGGCAAGATAGGCGTAGCAGTTCAGTTGGTATTCCCATTCGATCTTACCTTGCATGACTGCAAAACTGCTCGTAACTTTCCAGTCCTCGATGATCCGTCCATGGGGTGTGACAACCTGGCGGTCGATCGCACCGGAGATCTTCCAGCCATTGATCTCTTTGAAGTACCGCTGCTCAGTGATCACGTCTTCTTCTGAAAACTTATCGAGGATGTGATGGACGGCTGTACCGAATAGACTGAAGACGGTATCGCTAACGTCTTGCTCCATCTCATCGAAGTGCTTGTGCTTGAGTGCCACGACCCGCGGGCTGTCGATAAGCTCTGTGACAGATAGCTTGGCGTCGCCCTTGGAGTAATTCTTGTTGCGTGCAAAGCGCAGCAGGACGTCTGGCAGGTTGTATTTGTTAGTGATGTTCATGGCTTACTCTCTTCAAACTTCTCCATAGCCGCCTGTAAAAGTTGTAGTACTTCTGGGTTAGGTTCCTCAAGGTAGCGGTGAATCCAGAACATAACGTCCTCCGCTGCGAGGATGGCTTCGTATAACCAACGTTCATGGTTCATCGCTCTCTCCGTTTAATCATCTCGTCCGCCACAAGGTATGCAATATCTGCAAAAGCAACCTCTGGCTTTTGACTTGGTACCTGGCCCCACTTGCCTGAAAAGATGCCGGTGATTACAGCCGCGGCGAAGTAATCTCTAAGGTGCATCCCTGCTGTATTTGGCTCATGCAGATGTCCTACGTCATGTGGGAATGCGTATTTTGTTTTAGCCATGATTCTTTTCCTTCAAGGCTTGTTCAATGGCTTTTGCAAAGGCAAGCACACCATAATTCTTACCACCATCGTAGAGATTTGTATCTGCTAGCTCAAACACATCATCATCCGTCAGCCCAACCCATTCACGCTTTCGTGGTGCATGAACCATCTGCTCACCGTCCCACACAGCACCGCAGACGCAGGTCAAGTCACGCTTAGGTGGTGCAGCATAGAGTGGTGTAACGCCAGGATCGTCAAACACTGGCCCGTATTCAATTTGCTCACACTCACCATCTTCATTGACAAACATCCACGCTACAGGCTCTTGTTTCTCTGTCTTTGCAACCGCCTGCCGCAAATCGTTGATCGCTTCCTCTGCAACCTTTTGCGGATAGACCGTAATCATTGGCCCTCCATCTTTAGGCTTTCTGACCTGCCATTTAGCTAACGGGTCTAGAAACCTCTCAATAATTTCTAATGCGGTTAAAGCTCGTTTCATTGCTTCAGCATGTCCTTGCTTATTAGCCGGACAGTCTCTACCTTGATTGCATTTCTGATTGCATGGTGGACAAGTGCTCATTGATTTTTCTCCTTGAGTTTGGCTTCGATAGCTTCCGCAAAATCCTCCACGTTCTGATGTTCATAGCAGATGTGAAACTCCACAGCACTGCCACTCTTTGCTTTGTTGCATTTCCAAATTTCATCTGCCGTCAGCCCAACCCATTCACGTTTTGTTGGTGCGGTGTAGAGGGGCACTGTGTGGTGCAGGTCAGGACCTGTCCGCACTTTCATGTCAAAGTTTTGCAGGTCGAATGAATTGGCCCACGCCACCGGCTCTTCCTTGTAAATGGTTGCTGGGTCAATCCGCTTGCCATCAAGCATCACCCCCGTACCGCCCACGATTGCGTCCTTCATGGCCTGCTCTGTCTCCAGTGCTTGGCGCAGGATGGTGATGGCTTCACCGTAGTAATTTTCATTGCCCGTTTCAGTCAACATCTCTGCGCTTGCATCCTCCAGAACCTCTATCGCTTCTTCAATGGCTTCTCTGCTCATTTTTTCCTCCGCTCTGTTTCCACTGTGCATTCGGCCTCGTAATCAAGTACATCCTGCAATCTGTAACGGATCAGTCCGCCAATCTTCAGATACCGCATGCCCTGCTTAAGCGATCGGTCACGCTCAAGCGTCGCCCCACTAATTCCCCATCGTCGTTCAAGATCTTCCTGAGTTAAAAATTGCTGCTTAGCTAAATCGATTGCCGCGTTTTGCATCTCAAACAAACGCTGCTTCAACGACTCAATTTCTGCCTTTGCAGCTTGTAACGGCGTCGGCTCGGGTGGTTTAAGGTTTCCCTCCTCATCAAACCGGTGAGGCATACATGTCGGGCATTGTTGCCAGTGTTCGCATTTGCATTGCTTCATGCTTCTCTCGCTTTCAGCATGGCGTCGGCCATCAAATACGACGCCTTTGCGGTGACGTGTGCGGTATGCTCATCGTGCGCTTTTCCGCAACTAAACAGACCTTGCATCGCCTTAGCTGCAAAGTAATCACGCAGGGTCATGCCTGTGTAGCCTGTTGCTGCGAACAGCGGAAACGCTGGCCCACCTGTTTCTTTGTTCATGTGTTCTTCTCCTTTAGCTTGGCTTCTGCCCACGCAACGACCGCCTCAAAAGCTTCTTTTTCTGCCCAGCCCCAACGTCCATACAAAGCAGGCAAAACTTCCTGTGGTCCTTGTGCAATCTCTTCATCAGTCAGCCCAACCCATTCTTTCTTTGGTGGTGCGGTGTAAAGAGGTGACCGACCTTCGCCAGCCGATTTGTAAATGGTTCCACACCCTACTGAATCAAAATGCTCACGCACCTCGTCAATCTTTACCCACCCTTCAACTGCGTTCCAATACTCAAACGGTTCTTGATTTGTCTCTAGTGCTTGGCGTAGGGCCGTTTTAACCCTTTCTAGCCGCTCGTAGTCATCTTTGTTTGACATGTACGGCACATCCTCTAACGCTTCCAGCGCTTCTCCCGCTGCTTTTCGTAGGTCGTTCATTTTGCTTTCGTCTCCACAAGGCACTTGTTTTCATAAGCTTCAATATCAGACAACCGATACCTAATTGCTCCACCAATCTTGAAATATTTACAACCTTGTTTAAGTGATCGATCACGCTCCAGTGTTGCCCCGCTCACACCCCAACGACGCTCAAGATATTCTTGGTCCACAAATACCGGCTCTTGTTTATCCATGATTCTTCTCCTTTAGCTTGGCTTCGACTCTTTCAATCAACTCATCATCGGATATGGCATAGGCGTTTTTGTAAAAACTTTTACGATCTTCATCCGTCAGCCCAACCCATTCTTTCTTTGACGGTTTGCTTGAAATACAAGTAACCGTATACGGTTTGCCGCATTGACACTGCCACGCCGTAGGCCCTGGCCCATACCACACACCGTCAATAAAACCTACCCCACTATCTGTTGGTGTCCTTGCTGTTTTGTTTTCGCTCATATTCACCACCACTTTTGAGGTTCAAGAAATAAAGCAGCGCAGACTGCTGCCATTGCAAACCACCCACCCGCTGCCATCGTCATAGATATACCCAGACCGAGCAAGGCGAGCACACGAAACCACATATCAATTTCACCTAGCTTCATGCTTGGTCCCCTACATGTTGTTTCCATTCGTCCTTCTCCTTCATGCGCTGCTCGTACACTTCCATCAGCAGTTCTGCTGCCTCCTTTATTTTGAACTTCTCAGCAGTACAGTAATCAGGCAAGCCCTCGGCGTAGCCCTCAAGCCATGCGGCGAGCATGGCGAACTTATAGTCAGGACTCATTCCTCACTCCTCTTCATAAAGGGCGGTTCGTCCCCATTCAGTATCCGTGCAATCTCACGGTCGATGTACCACCGAGCCTTACGCAAGTCCTCAACTTGCTCACCCTTCAGGCCAGCTCTCCAAAGATATTTAATAGCATTCCCTACACAGAAATTCATGTGTTCGGTAATCTCTATACACTCGATGCCGCTTGGGTGCTCGGTGTAATGCTTAGGATGGTTTACGGGATCGTTCATAGTTTCTTACCTCCATGATTGCGTTTGCTACTAATATTTGTGCTTCTTGAACAATGCTTCGTCTGCCTTTGAGTACACCGACTACGAAGCCAACTAAAAACCCAAAGCCCCAAACTATAAAATTTTCCATCCCTTCACCTCATTCGTCCATGATCTTTTCCATAATTGCATCGTCGAAAGACGTGCCCCTAGTGCAACCAACTCAGTCGTGGTGTATTCCTTGCGCTTTGTCCAGTGCCCAGGCCCAACCCATTTATGTGGGGTACCGTAGTGTGGGTAGTAGGGAAAATTGTGTAGAACAAATATAGGTTGCGTTTCAGTTTCTGCGGGTTTGTTTAGATTCATTAAACTCATTTACGTTTTCCTTTTATTGTTGACCACGAACTGCGTAGATGCGCGTTATACCAACGCTCGTCAGCTTTCCCTTCAAGCATCGTTTGTTGATACTTCATCTTGATGTGATACTTTTCTTGTGTTTCTTTCCTTACCTTATCCTCGTCCATCATCATCATCATCGTATCGAGTTTGCTTTTACCTAACCACGCAACAAGCTCATCCTCAGACATCTTGTCCTCCCACAGCTTATCGCTGAGTTGGGGCAAGTACGCTGCTATAAAACGCGCAACAGTTGTTTGTTGTTGTTTCTGATAGCGTGGCGTACGTTTGAGTGTGTTGAACTTCTCGTATGTGATGTTGTTGTCTTTCACAAACATAGGAACTGCTTTGCTCGTATACAAATGACGTGGTAATCGCCACATCTTGATTAAGTTCCTGTCCCACAACTCCTGCAACACCTCGTCGTGGGCTTCAGCAAATAGATCATTCAGTAGGCTCATCTTGAACTCTCCTTCTGAGCATGGCATCTGCCACACGGTATGCAAGATTAGAAAAAGTTTTTTCTGGGTGTTTGCTGTATCCCGTATACTCACTATTAGCAAGTATTCCTGTGATGGCAGCTTTGGCAAACTCGTCACGCAACTCAGATCTAGTATTAAGCGCAAACTCCACGTTGTCTGATATGACTTCCAAAGCATATGCAATTCTGGTTGGCATATCTTCAATTAAGTTTTGAACCTCTGGTTCTGGCAAGCTTCTCATTCCACACCTCCACTTAGTCTGAATTCAATACGCGCACGGTCCAATGCAGCAATGCGTTTGCGCTCGGCAATCACCTTGGGATCTTTCCACGGATAAGGTTGTTTAAGAAGCCGCCACTGGCGTTTGAACGTTTCGAGCACGTTTGTGCTTTCGCTTGTTGTCTTTATCTGCATCTCTTACTCCTGTCATGTTGAATGGATCACTGAAAAAAGGCTCGGGTATGGTTATCCTCGTCTTAGAAAACTTCTTGCAAAACATCTGATCTTCTTTTTTCTGAAATAACTTCTCCTGTTTTTGCGGCTCCATTGATATAAATTTGTAGTGACGCTCTGCCGTGATGTACGGCCTGTCGGGATCTTTCTTTAAGAAACTTTCAACACATCCCAACCGCGTAAGTCTGGTCATTAATGAGTAGACAGTGTTCTTGTCTAGCTGCACTTGCAACGCAATCTCTCTCACGGTCGGCGGTGTTACTCGTTTCTTAACGTACTTGAGTACCTTGAGTTGTTTATCGGTCAGGGGATGTGGGGTCATCGAGTCGCTCCTTTAACCACAATACCGCGCAACGCGAATGAAACAACGCTTCTTCTGCATAATGTTGCGCTTGCTCATAACGCCGCTCGTTAACACACTCGTACACAGATTTAAGTGCTGTGTGAGCTTGCATAAGATGTTTACTAATATCTTCCATGATGTTCCTAGA